AACGGGAAGTGTTGCTAACCCAACATTCACTAACGGACCGTACACATTACTAGTTCAAACATCAGTACCGGGATCAAGTTCACTCACATCCGCGTATGTTGTTTCACTAGCAGATACTACTGACGCAGAGGATTTTGTAACTGCATGGACTGCTGCTAATATTCTTTACACTACAGCAAGTGTAAATGATGCAGGACAAATTGTACTAACTCACACAGAAGGTGGAGTAATTTTATTGTTTCCAGGCATAGGCGGAGACTTAGTGACTGAAGCAGGTTTCATTGTTGGAACCACTGAATATACTAAGATAGGAAAATTAAGCAACACAACAATACTTGCAAGTGCTACTGGTGGTTCAGGAAGTTCAGCCGCGTTCAATATAACAATTACTTCAGAGTATAACGTTGCATCAATAACAACACCTGGAACAGGTTACAACATAGGTGATCAAATTACTATTTTAGGATCTGATCTAGCTGGTACCTCACCTACTAACGATTTAGTTTTAGAAGTAACGAATGTGGGTGGATCAGGTGAAATTACTGGTGTCACGTACATATCTGGTACTCCAGATGTAAAATACTATACACTTTTATCTGACTGGGTAGAAATTGATCTAACTGCAAGCGCAACAGCGTTGACTGAAGCTCCAGCTAACGGAACAAATTGGTTCTATAGCGTAGTCGATCAAGTAGATATCATGGTTAATTACGGCGGTAACTGGAAAGGTTATAAAAATCAGAACTATGATGCTAATGGATTCCCTACACCAACCGGTGTAAACGCAACCGATCCTGCAGGACCTATTGTAAGCGCAAGTGTACCTACTACACAATCAGATGGCACTGCTTTAGTATATGGTGATCTTTGGATTGATACTAGCGACTTAGAAAACTACCCTGTGATCAATCGCTGGCAGAGTGTTGACGGTACTGATCAGTGGGTAACAATTGACAATGCGGATCAAGTAAGCTCAACGGGTGTTGTTTTTGCAGATGCTCGATGGGCAACTAACGGAACCACTAACCCATCAACTGATACTATCCCATCTATTACTAGTTTATTAACTAGTAACTACTTGGATTTAGATGCACTTGATTCAAGCCTATACCCAACAGGTATGTTGTTATTCAATACTCGTCGTTCTGGATACAACATAAAAGAGTTTAGGACTAATTACTTTAGTTCTGCAAACTTCCCGGGTGAATCATTACCTACACAGAAAGACGCATGGGTAAGTGTATCAGGATTACAGTCAAATGGTGCTCCATACATGGGTCGTAAGGCTCAAAGAGCAATGGTTGTTCAGGCAATGAAGCAGGCTATTGATACAAACACTGCAATCAGAGATGAAGATACGTTCTTTAACTTGATCGCTACTCCAAACTATCCTGAGCTACAGGCTAACATGATTGCATTAAATGCTGATCGTGGTGAAACTGCATTCATCATTGGTGATACTCCAATGAGACTAGCTGAAGATGCTACTGCGATTCAAGCATGGGCTACTAACGCAGCAGGTGCAACCTCTACAGGTGAAGAGGGATTAGTAACTAGAAGCACATACATGGGCTTGTTCTATCCTGCAGGATTGACTAACGATCTTTCAGGAAACGAAGTAGTAGTTCCTGCATCACATATGATGATCAGAACTCTATTACGAAATGACTCTATTGCTTATCCTTGGTTAGCACCTGCAGGTACTAGAAGAGGTATAATTGATAACGCAGTAAGCATTGGTTACTTAGATGCACAAACAGGTGAATTCCAAGCTACTAAAACTAGAGTTGGAATCAGAGACGTTCTTTACTCTAACTTCATTAATCCATTAGTATTCTTTACTGGTAACGGATTGTTGAACTATGGTAACAAGTCTAGCTTTGATTCACAAAGCGCACTTGATCGCATCAACGTAGCAAGATTAGTAGCATATGTTCGTCGTCAATTGACGATTGCTGCTAGACCGTTCGTATTCGAACCTAATGATGCTCTAACAAGACAGCAAATCACTGGTGTAGTACAAACATTAATGGTTGATCTTGTTGCAAAACGAGGCTTGTATGACTATCTAGTTGTATGTGACGAAAGCAATAACACTCCTGCTCGTATTGATAGAAACGAATTATGGATCGACGTAGCAATTGAGCCAGTAAAAGCTGCTGAATTTATCTACATTCCAGTTCGTATCTTGAATACAGGCGAGTTATCAGGACAGGTATAAAAATAAAATAGAGAGGGCTAACAACCCTCTCTATTTTAAAGAGATAAATATATTATATGGTTGAAAGACCAGAGGAGAAACAATATGGCTACAGCAAGTAATAGCCTTTTTAACATGACAGTTGCATCTGATAACGCAGGTGGCAACCAAGGTTTATTGATGCCTAAACTACAATATCGTTTCAGGGTTAATTTCTTGAACTTTGGTGTTGATGTTGATGGTGGGTTAAGCTTAACAAAGCAAGTGATGGATGTAACTAGACCTCAAGTTTCATTTGAAGAAATCACTCTAAACGTATACAACTCACGTATCTATTTACCAGGAAAACATTCTTGGCAAGCAATTACGATAAACATTAGAGATGATGCTTCAGGTAGTGTGTCAAAAGCAGTTGGTCAACAAATGCAAAAGCAATTCGACTTTGTTGAACAAGCTTCAGCCGCGAGTGGTCAGGATTTTAAATTCCAAACGAACATTCAAGTATTGGATGGTGGTAACGGAACTGCTGTACCAGTGGTATTAGAAAATTGGGAGTTATATGGATGCTTCTTACAACAAGCTAACTATAATCAACTAAACTATGCCACAAATGATCCAGCTACTATTGCGCTAACAATCAGATTTGATAACGCAGTTCAAACTCAGGGTGATACTCTTGGTACTGCTGGTATTGGTCAGCGTATCGGTAGAATTGTTGCTGATGCTGCTGCTCAAGGTATCGCTACTGGTGTAGGCGCTAATACACCTAGCTAATGCTTAATACTTTGGAGACATTATAAATGTCTGGATGGTTTCAAGACTTACTACAAGGATTTGCTGGTGGAATCACCAGCAATGACTTTCTTAGAGATTATACTCACGCCTCTAAAACGTTCACGCCCAACTTTTATCAAAATACACCTAAATATAAATTTTTATTTCACACATATTTTGATATAAATCCAGAAATTTATAATGCTGGTATTGATAGCAGACAGAATTACGGTATTTTAGTAAAAGAAGTTAAATTACCTACATACACATTTAATACTAGTCAGTTAAATCAATACAACAGAAAAAGAATCGTTCAGACTAAAATAAAGTATGAACCTGTTACTATTGCCTTCCATGACGATAATGGTAATCAGATTACTAAAATGTGGGAAGCTTATTACCTTTATAATTATCGCGACGGAAATAAAGGGATCGATAGAAGAATAGACACCAGTGGATTTGCAGAATACACGACTACAAGAAACATATATCGAAATAACTCTGTAGGAGAAAACTGGGGATTTTCGGGTGATGCTTATAACAATACTAATACTAAAGTACCATTCTTTAAGAACATTACTGTTTTCGGATTAAACAGACATAACTTTGTCGCATATCGCTTGATAAATCCAGTGATTACCAATTTCACTCATGACACTTATAACTATGAACAAGGCAATGGTCTTATGACAAATCAGATGACTATTGATTATGAAACAGTTGTTTATGATTACGGTGCTATTGATGGAACAAATCCTGGCAATATTGTTACTGGTTTCGGATCAGAAGAAAATTATGATCGCAGATTAAGTCCTATAGCAATACCAGGTTCTAATAGAACTATACTAGGTCAAGGTGGATTAATCGACGGAGTCGGTGGAGTTGTAGAAAACTTAAATAACGGAAACGTACTAGGCGCTGCTATAACAGGATATAGAACGTATAATACTTTCAAAGACGTTGATATCAAACAAACAGCAAAACAAGAATTATTAAATGGTGCTGCATCGGCATTAACTAATCCAAACACAATAAGAAATGTTGTATCATTTATTCCAAAACTTGGTTCTACTGCATCGACTACTGGTACTGCAGGTGCACCAACATCAGGTACTAACAATCAAACTACTATATCTGGAAACGCGGCCGCAGGCGGTGAATAAATAATAATATGCCTACTATAATTGACAATCAACGAAGCCCTGATAGAACTATCGAAATATACGATAATTTCTACAATACTAAATTAATCATAAACGCTAGTGATTATGATATTGTTTTTTCATACTTTAAATCAACATCAAACAATGACACTATAGCAGGAAATTTCACAGCGAATCTTTTTAGAATTTCACAAGAATCAGGAGTGCCTGTTTTAGACTTGCTAAATCAGATTAAGGGTTTGCCTAATAAATTAGAAATGAACAAACTTATTTGTTATTTCTTAAACAGTTTCAAGTCTAATACTTCACTATATGGTGTAGGTGTAGTTCCTAGACCAAATCAACTTACTGCCAGAAATGTAGTCCAGTAAAATGGCTAAATGGGCACAAGGTATATACACTCCCAAGAATCCTGAAAAGTATATAGGTAAACATGCTCCCAAATATCGCAGTTCATGGGAACTAGTGTTTATGCAATTTTGTGACAACAATAAAAACATAACACATTGGGCTAGTGAAGCTATACGCATTCCATATAAACATCCATTTACAGGAAAGCCTACTATATATGTTCCTGACTTTTTTGTAGTTTATGAAAATAAGTTCAAAAAGCGAATGGCTGAAGTAGTAGAAATAAAACCCAGAAAACAAAGTTTGATTGAAAGTAAAGCTGCTAGTGCAAAAGATAAAATTACAGTAGCGATCAATCACGCAAAATGGCAATCAGCAATGGCTTATTGTAAAGCAAATGGGTTTGTATTCAGAGTCATAAACGAAGATGATATTTTCATGAATGGAAGAAAAGGAAAATAAATAATAGATGACTAAAAAACTTCAAGAATTATTCGATTTACCACAAGATACCAATGATTCAGAAAACGAATTATTAGAACCCGTTAGCGATTATCAAGAAATAACAGAAACCGCTTATTCTAATTTAGAGAAAATAGAAGCAGCATTACCGCAAGTTCGTGGATTAGAATCAGCAGATTCAGAACTAGATGAATTGGCTGAACTAGCTACTAACAGTTTTAAAGACTTACAAGACCTGGGTATGCAAGTAGAATCAAGGTTCTCTAGCGAAATATTTTCTGCTGCTGGTACAATGCTTGGACATGCGATTACAGCTAAAACCGTCAAAATCAATAAGAAGCTAAAACAACTAGACCTTCAATTAAAGAAAGCACAATTAGATGCCAAATTAGCAGAGAAAAAAGTAGAAGTAGAAAGCGTCCCTGTAGGTGAAGGCAAAGCACTAGACAGAAACGAATTATTAAAATTTTACACTGAACGAGAAAACAATAATAAAGATAAATAAAAGTGTAGTTCGCGGGCCTCGGAAACCCCAACTACTCTAATGCTAATTTCAAAAGAATATCAGAGGGAACTCATAACTTCATAGGCCCCGACGCTCCTAGCCAAGTCTCGTGGGGATGTCCGCATTGCGGTAAAAGGGGTAAAGGTAAAGGTAACTATACTGAGCCCACGGTATCAAATGTAAACTTTTTAATAACAAAGATAAATAATAGATATTACACATATTTAAGGATTAACCATGCGAAGCTTAAAACAATATATAATGGAATCGGTACATAGTTACGATTGCACTATCAAAATTGTAGGTGAGGTGGAGAAGAATTGGATGGATATGTTCAAGCATAATTTGAACAAGTTTGATCCTATTGAAATTTCTGGACCAACTACAACTCCTATTCAAAAATCACCCTTTGGATTCCCCGGTGTTGAAAATCAGCCAGTGAACATCATCAAAGCAAAGTTTAGATACCCTGCAACTGAACCAATGATCAAGCAAATGGCTAGATTGTTGAACATGGATGAAAATCGTGTTCGATTGGTTGCTACTGGTTTTGATGATAGCATTGATCTAGAAGCAGAGCAGTATGAAAATTCAGCAGACAAGTCTCCTCTTTTAACTAACGATTATCCTGAAGATGCGAACGCAAAAGCAGCAGCTAAAGCTTATGGTAATTCTTATCTAGACGAAATTGAAAAGCAAATGAAAGAGCATAAGATTGAAAGTCCTTATGCTGGTGAAAAAACTAAGCAAGCATTTGATCCATTCAAACCAGAAGAATATATGAAGTCTATGGGCAACAAAGGACCAATGACTACGATTACTAGACCTGCTAAGCCTAAAACTGGTTCAGGAAGATAAGGAATATACTATGAGCATGAAAGACTTATTAAACAAAATGACTGAACTTCAAGGTACTCAAGCGAGTACTGAGGTTGTTTCTACTACCGGTAAGAAAGTATTGACTGAGAGTAAAACAGAAGTTAAAGAATCTAAACCCACACTCAAAGGCATCTTTAACTCAATGCTGAACGAGAATGATCAAATCACTATTCAGCCAGCAAAACAAAATACACAAGTAATCAAGCAAGGTCAAAAGACTCTTGGCACTGTCGAGAATCCGCAATTAGCAAATCAAATTAAACAAAGCATTGGCAAAGGTGAAATGACTTTAGCTGGTGATGAACTTAATGAAGTTGAAGATGAAATAGATGAGTCTATGAAGATTTATCAAGTTCCAGTTATTGGAAATTTCTGGTCAGGAAAATATTATGTTCAAGGCATAGATTCAGTTCATGTGTTAGCAAGTAGTAGTGAAGAAGCAAAAAAAATAGCGCAAGATAACCTAGATCAAGTTAAAGAACACTTTTTAAATAAGAAATACCCACATGGAAACATGGGTGGAACTAAACCAGCTCTTAGAAGAGACAATCCTGGTCCTATTAGAATCGGAGCTAGTAATCCTAAACCAACAACTATGACACAATATAGTAAAACATTAACAATTCAAGGTTCATTTATTCCAGTAGATTTAAATCAACATAAAGAACTTAATGAAGTTGAAGTTAATGAGACTGACATGGGCCAGGCAGATGCTAGAAAGTCTGCACCTTCTAGTAAAGAAGAACAAGAAAAAGTATTCTCTAGAACCAGAGAAAAATCAAGAAATCTTCGTGCAGAACTTGATGCTGATCCAGAACTTCTTACTAAGAAAGTTAGTGAGTCAGTAATAAACGAAAAAGCAGTAAGCAAATCACAACAGCAAGCAGCTGGTGCAGCATTAGCAGCCAAGCGCGGTGATGCTCCGAAATCTAAACTAAAAGGTGCTTCAAAAGAAATGGCAAAAATGTCTACTAAAGAGTTAGAAAAGTTTGCTAAGACTAAGCACAAAGGCTTGCCTGACAAGAAAGAAAAGACTAATGAAAGTTACGTTATGGAAAAAAAGACTGTATTAGTAAGAAGTGGATTATTAGAATTAGAATATAATGACAAAACAAATACTGTTAATATAGTATATCAAGGTAATATGGGAAGTTCAGAAAAAAGAAACATAGAACCTGAGATAGATAAAGTATGCGGTCATGGATGTTTTGCTAAAATGCGTAAGTTAGGAACATTTTATAATGATGGAAGAAATATACACAATGATCCTTCTTACTCGTATATTCTACAAATTCCGTTAGATGTGTTTGTTAGTCTTACAGGGGACAAATTTCCTTCATTAGCGAAAAGATCAGCTAAAAAGAAAGAAAAGACTGATGAAGCAGCCTTACCAACTCACGATGGTGACTTTGGTGCAGGATTAGGCGCTGGTAGAAACAGCAAGACTTTAGAAAGTAAAAAAGCTAAGCCAGACTACATCGACTTAGATAAAGATGGTAACAAGAAAGAATCAATGAAAAAGGCAGCAGCCGATAAACAAAAGGTATCAACTATGAAAAAGACAAATGAAGCTAAAGCTAAGCCAGATTATATCGACTTAGATAAAGATGGCAACAAAACAGAACCAATGAAGAAAGCTGCGGCAGATAAGAAAAAGAAAGCAGTAAAAGAAGGTGCTAACCCTACCGAAGCAGCAAGACTGTTAGGTAAAGCACATGCTCTAGGAAAAGATCCTTTTGCTTGCAAGTATGAGCAAGGTTCTCCTGAAGCACAAGCTTATCTTGATGGATATAAAGAAGGCTTAGATGAGTGCTATGGTTCAGGTGGCGGCATGGGAATGTCTCAAGATATGACACAAGATATCGGCATGATGCCAGGTATGGACTCAATGGTATCAATGACAGATACTCAGTCCCCAAGAGGTGGCAGCGAGTTTGAAATTGACAGCATGGATGATGTGGGCGGCTTTGGTGGATTTGATGATCAACCAGATGAAGCTGACATGATGGCATTTGAAGCTTGGGATCGCCAACTAAATGAGTTATTGAATGAAAGTAAGATGAAAGATATTGACACCGACATGCAAGAACTTAGTGATGCTGCGTTTAAGAAGGCTCATGGAAAGACTAAAGCTGAAATGGAAAAATCATTATCAGGTGCTACTGACAAAAAAGACAAGAAACCTGTAAAAGAAGGTATTTCTGTTTCAGTATCTAAAGGACAACAAGGTGCTCCTGATTCAGTATCAGTAACAGCACAAGATGGTGACGCTGATGCTCTATTAGCAATGATTAAGCAAGCTGGCTTAGGCTTATTTGGTGGCGAAGAACAAAGTGGTTACGGTGCCCCAACTACTCCGCAAATGCCAACAAATGGTGCAGGTGACATAGGTGATCATGATTCTATGATGTCTCTAATCAAGAAGATGACTACTGGTAGCAACGATTACGAAGACGAAGAATCTCAAGATGATCAACATGTTCATGGTCACCCAGATGCAGCATGTGATGTATGTGGATCAAGCGATTGCGGATGTGACGATGAATCAGACAGCAAAGCTTTAGTTGTAGGTGAAGAAGAAACTGAAGATCAAATGGAGTTTGAAGTAGCTGAAGCAAATGCTCCTGATTCTGATCAAGCTGAAACTACTGCTGATGAAAATGCTGAAGCTGAAGAAGATAAAGCATTAGCCGGCGCAGATTCAGATAAAGAAGAAGAAATTGATGAAGGCAGTTGCTCAGATGAAGAAGAAGAGCTAACAGAGTGGGCTAATGACGCTGGTTACGAAGGCAGTGAAAATACAAAAGACAATACTTTTGAAGAAGACATTGACTTTATGACTCGTGTAATTTCAGGTGGATTAAATGGTCCTAAGAAAGATCAGACTACTCTTCCTCACACAAAAGTAACAGTTGATGATGTAAGTGAATCAATCTTAGATTGGAAGAAACTAAGCGGAATTAAATAATAATAACTTTTTTGAACGCTTTACTTAATACCCGGCTAACCCCGGGTATTTTTTTGTTTGAATGAATGATAAATACAATATATTAAACTATAGAGGGTAACCCTGGTGAGTCAAAAAAATATAGATTTCGGAGAATTTCCGGATGATCCTAATTCAGACGCTATAAGAACTGCGTTTCAAAAAGTTCAAGAAAACTTTACTGAATTGTTTACTGCTCAAGAAGCACAAGGTGTTCAGTCAATAAATCGAACAAGCCAGCCTGGCATTACAGTTAATAGCACTACTGGAAACGTGTTAATATCTGCTAATATTTCACAAGTTCAATTTAGAACAACATCATTGGCATTGGGTATATCAGCACCAGGCACTGCAACTGAAGCTAATATAACTTCATCTTCTCAAGTATTATATGTAGACATAGCTGCAAACACAATAGTACCAACTTCATTAACAGTAGGAACTACAGCACCTAACACGGTTATAGGAAGTGGCAATATAACAACTTCAGCTAACATCACAGCTGGTAATGTTAATGCAGGTAATTTGTTAGCAGCAAACTTCATTGCAGGTAATTTAACAACTGCTGCTCAACCTAATATAACTTCAGTAGGCACACTGACTGGATTAACCGTAAGTGGTTTAACGAATTTAGGACCTGTAGGAAATTTATCGCTGTCTGGCGGTACTTCTGGGTATGTATTATCAACTGACGGTTCAGGTGTATTGACATGGGTAGCACCTGATTCAGGACCACAGGGTATTTCCGGATTCAGTGGTATATCTGGCTTTTCAGGTATTTCCGGATTCAGCGGCATTTCCGGATTCAGCGGCATATCTGGCTTTTCAGGCTTTTCAGGTAGATCAGGTTTTAGTGGCATTAGTGGATTCTCAGGTAGATCAGGTTTTAGTGGCATTA